GCCATAAGTTTTGCGCGGTTTTCGTCGACTCCATGTTCTTTCATAATCAAGGCAACATGTTCAGCAAAGGTATATTCCATCTCGTTCACCTTGTGTTGTGTTTCGTTACAGTAACAATACGCGATTCGCTAGGGCTTGGCAATAGCTAAAAACAAGAAAAAGCAAAAAAGTTTACTGTTGACAATTTAAACCGAATCGCCTAATTTGATCTTAACGAAACGCGAAACAAGGAAACACAAAATGGAATCGGATACTCTTTCAATGTTGGTAGTCCTTGGGATTGTGGTTGTCAAAATCGGAATCTTTTGTCTGTCGCATTGGCTAGATAATCGCCCAATTCGCCGCAAGCGCCGCTAATGTAAAGGGCAAATTTAGGTCTTGCGAATCACCGTTGGGCCTGTTATAACTATCTTATGAACCGGGCAAGGACTCGGCTGGGGGTGTCTTCAAAGTCACTTCGCAAAAAACGGAGAGGCTGCGCGGTCGGAATCGACTGTAACAAAAAATGTTACTTGACTCGACGGACGAATCGTGCGAGACTGGAGAGTCATGCCTTGACCAAGACCAGAACGAATCGGGAACATCGTGCCGCGATGCAGCAATGCAGGTGCAGCATGAAAACGACAAGGTTTGACCCCCCACAGTGGAAATTGTTCAGGGAACCCCCACAGTGGAAAATGATCGTCTCGCACAACCGCAGACGAATCGGTTAAATAGAATACAACGAAGCCAACGAGGTTGAACATGACTAACGACGAAGCAATCAAGAACGTCCGTGAATTGGGTCACATCTTTGCTGTTGCATTGACCACAATCACAGGCAAGAGCATTGATGATAAGAGTGATCTGATGAACGGTCTGGCTGCTTATGAGATACTGGAACTCAAAGGCAAGTGGTACTGGGTTGATGAAAGTGTTGACAAAGTGATGCGAATCGTATATGACTTGGCTGTAGAGAGATTGGAGAAGTGACATGAACTACGAAAGCATGACTGACGCAGCACTCAAGAACCTTCTGATCGACACTATGAAAGAGCGTGAGAGCCTTCACTTTGTCATTGGTTGGTTGCGTCAAAGCTACTGTAGCCCCGCCCCTGCTGACATTGAACGGGCTGTAGCAATCAAGAAACTCCAAGAATACAACAGCGAGGTGGCATAATGGCAAAGTTTCATGTGATCCTGTCGGACGAACTGGGCGAAGAGTTCAGTGTAGAACTAGAGGCCCACGATAGAAATGATGCGTGGGGTAAAGTAGCAACGGACTACCCAGAAAGTTCTGTGGTGTCTGTCCGTGAACTGAAACGCTATGTACGGGAGTACTGAAAATGGGACTTGATATGTATGCCTACTTTGTTCCTAAAGGCGAGGAACCCAACGAACATAACCAGACTGAGATGCAGTACTGGCGAAAGTTCAATGCGCTACATGGTTGGATGGAAGACCTGTATCGTGAGCGTGGTGGAGAAGCAGAACACTTTAACTGCATCCCCCTGAAACTCGAAGAGGCTGATCTGGATCGTCTGCTTGATGATCTGAAACAAGACAAACTGACACCACGGGAAGGTTTCTTCTTTGGGCAACAGGAAATCCGAATGGCTGATTTTATCTCAGCCTATGAGTTTGTGGGTCTTGCAAAATCCCTCATTGCTATGGACAAAGACATCTACTACGATAGCTGGTGGTAAAGGAGACTGACATGTATACCGAGAACATCATTCGTGACCTTCTGGACCTGATCCATGACGTTAAGCAAGCTGGTTGTCGAGCCTATGAAAACAGTTGTGATGCTGAACGAACCTTTACTTGGGTTGTAGAGGGTCAAGAATATACTCAACATGGTTATGACACTGTTGCAACTGGTCTTGTAGGGGCAACACATGCTTTAGACAAGGCTCAAGAGGACTTTGAGAACATCGAAGAAGTGTTGTTAGAGATCATCGAAGACATCAAGATGGAAGAACTGAGCGCGAGGGTGCAATCGAAATGAACAACGCAATCATCAACCTGACCTGTCTGTGGTTTGTTGTCCTGTCTGTGGTTGTTATCGCAGCCCCTAAGACTGTAGGGACGTGGCAGGCACAAGTGGAAGAAGGTTTCTTTGAAGAGGCTGAACGTCTTGGGATTTGGGGGGAATAATGTCTAGCATAAAAGGCCCAACAAAACTTAAAATTTGCCCTAAATACAATCAGAAAAGGAAAGACTATAACTTCCTTAAACTGGTTGAGGCTTATGACCTTACCTTTGAGGAAGCAAAAGAAATAGCAAAGTTGGCTCTTTCTGGGGATAAGTGGGCTAAAAAAGTGTTCAAAAAGGCTTGACGAATCACCTAAGAACCTGTAAGTAGAATACAGAACGTAGCAAAGGAGACTACAATGTCTGTTATCGAAACTCTCTCGCCTGTTGTGGTTAAGGACTTCATCAAGGGCCGTGGCACCCGTATCGCTACTGTGACCTTCCTCAAGGCTGATGGCTCTGAGCGTGTGGCTAACGGTCTGTTCCGCCCCTCGTCCCATATCGTTGGCTCTGAGCGTGGCTTCAAGCAGTCAGAACACATGAAGGCCATTGGGTTGCAGCCCTTCTACGACCTACAGAAGAAGGCATGGATCAGCTTCTATCTTGACCGTGTTCTGACTGTTAAATAACCAAAACCACCCTACTAAGGGTCTGACCACAAAAGGAAAACACTATGGATACCGTCTCTGTTTTTAGCCCTGAACACGAAGCCATTGATGATGCATGGTCAGAGTTCTTCGATAAGCACCAGTCAGACCTGCCTGTAGAGGCTACGTCTATGACCCTTGGTGCAGTCTTCTTGACCATCTTGGAGACATATGAACCCCCTGTAGAGGAAATTGCCCCTGTGCTGGTGGCTACTCTTGTAAGCTATGCTAAACGGCAACAACACAAACATGAAGGGTACATGAACTGATGTTCTCAACTTTCTGTCTGGCCCTTGTTGTTTACACTGAGGCAAGGGGAGAACCCTTAGATGGTCAACTTCTTGTGGCCGAGGTAGTTCTCAACAGGGTCCAGATGGAACAGTATCCTGATGATGTGTGTTCTGTTGCATTTGAGCCACACCAATTCAGTGGCTTGAAGCATACACCTGACCTTGAGACTATCCTTGTTGACCCTGCATGGGAAACATCTGTAGATATTGCTGTAGAGGCTCTACAGGGGTATACCTTGGGGTCAGGTGCTACCCACTACCACAACACCAAAGTAACCCCTTACTGGGCTAAGAAACTGACCCGTGTAGGGAAATACGGTAAACACATCTTCTATACAGGATACTGAACATGTCATCGCAACGTAGTGAGAGTTCTGCTTCTGAGCATCCCACACCAAAAGAACAGTATCTCGTTCCTATCCACAGTCTCATTAAGCAACTAGAACAGATGGCTAGTACCTATGAGTGGGATGGTGAACTGGACAAATGTGATGCTGTCCTGCTAGAACTACAACATGTAAGACACTATCAGGTCACGACTGGTAGTTTGTGGTTTCCACTCTTCTGATGGGCATGGCCCATTGTTCTCGAACTTCGTTCTGTGAAAGGAGATAGACATGATTAACCTACTACAGAAATGTGCATCTTGTGGCATCAGTCTTGAGGATGATATGAACATCCTATGTGAATTGTGTGAAGAACACCATGACAGTCTAGAACCTGATCTAGATGACTATGAGAATGAGGATGATTATGAGTGAGATTATCCACCACCATCTTGGGGAGAACTGGTACATGATCTTCAATGTAGATGACTACTACCATCTTATTGAGGACTATCTAGAGGTAGATGAAGAAGAGTACATTGAATAGATGATGAACTCTTACTTGGTAGGGTATATGGAACCTTGGCGGAAAGGACATTTTAGTATGTGGTTGTAATCACAACTCCTGTCAAGACCCCCTACAGAGAAAATTTTTGTTGTAATTGTGCTTGACAAGACTGTGACGACAACATAACTAGGGTGATGGACCCTATCAAGGAGAACAGACATGACTAACGAAACACGTTTCTTTGCTTACGGCCAGAACAACTCTGGTGGTGGATTTGACCTGACGGACAATGTGACCCATTGGGTTATCATTGAAGCGGTAGATGCAGCCGAAGCTAATGCCAAACTTGAGCATCTTGGTGGATACTTCAACGGCTGTAAAAGTGGCCGAGACTGTCGTTGCTGTGGTGATCGCTGGTATGCCAAGTGGAATGATGAAGACGCAGGGGACCCTATGCCGCTGATCTGGGGGCAGACACCTGCTGAGTATGTCGCAGACAGGACTTACCTGTGGATGCCAAAGGGTAAAGAGGTTGTCGTTCACTACGCTGATGGTCGCAAGGAGTGGTTCTAAGATGCTAGACATGACCAACAACCGAGTGCCGTATGGCCTGCTGACCGACGAGGAAAAGGCTGCGCTGCATGAGCATGAGAAGGCGGGCGGGAGGTTTGTCTATTTCAGCGGCGGGCTTTGGCATCCAAGCAGCACTTGGGGTGTGCGTGGCGTCTGCCGCACCGTCCCCCTGCCCAAGACCCAAGACGTGATCGCATGGGAGAAGCTGCCTGATTGGGTTGAGTGGGTGGCTCGGGATGAAGATGGGGAAGTAATTGGACATCTTCTTGATCCTCAAAAGGACAAAGAGGTTTGGGTGAACTATGGAAGACGCCGCCGCATCGACGACTTCCCCGGCATCGTGTTCCACGGGACGTGTGATTGGACTGACAGCAAGCAGCGGAGGCCGAAATGAGTGAGCCATCGCATGACGCACAGCAAGTTTGCATCCATCTAAAGTGGGGGTGGCTCCCTGTCGTGATGGTGCGGAAGTCATACCCAGAGGACGGTTATAGCTGGGCGTGGGGAAGATGGCGCATGGCGAGGCTTGGTGAAGTTGTGCATCTGAACTCGCTGCTGATGAAGACATGGAGGGACTGACATGACTGACGAAGAACGTAACGGGCCGGAAGAAACATTCCACGATACCGAGCGTAAGCTGCGTGACCGCATCGAAGCCCTGACCGCCGAGAACAAACGGCTGGGTCAGCAGTGCGAAGGCTTGATGCAGGCCGGAATGAACAACGGTCAGGCGCTTATTCTTGCGGAGGCCAAGCTGGCGAAGGCGGTGGAGGGGCTGCGGGGGTTCATGTCCAAGGTAGACACCGCTTGCCTTGTAGAACGCGACCACCCGCAAGCAGAATTTGCAGATGCTTGGCGTGATGCCTACGCCATCATTGCCGAGATTGAGGGAGAGAAGGGATGAGGTACACTACGCTACCCTACGACTACGCAAGATGCATCACTAAGGACTGTCCCCTAGAGGAGACGTGTATGCGTAAGACACCGGGAAGGGAAACCTACCAGACAGTGTTTGCACCGACACCAAGCAAAGACTGTGCCTACTACATCTTTATGGAGAACGACAATGGAAATTGAAACAGCACTGGACATCATTCGCGAAGACTACGATGATGCTGACTATGAAGTTGTCGAAGATATGGTTGACGATGGTCACGTCAAACATGATACTACAGCCTACTACAGCATTGTCATGCGGAAGTCTGATAATACGTACTGGAAAATTAGGTATCACACTTCATACAACTATGGTCTCGACGAGCATAGTGTAGACGTGTTTCAAGTTGAGAAAGCTCAGGTTGTTCAAACTATTTGGAAAGTGGTAAAATGAGCGAGAAGAAGTTCAAATACCATGTAGAACAGACATGGAACGCTCCGGGACACCCAACGCTGGATAAGATGGGTAATGTAGGTTGGGAACTTGTGACTATCTTGCGAGAGAAGCACAATGGGAGTTTCCTGTATATGCTCTACTTCAAAATGGAAGTGTGATATGAAGAATGAGTGATGCCCATGTAAACCACCAACCCTGCCCATACAAGGACTGTAGTTCATCTGATGGGTTTTCTTGGGAGAGTGAGCGAGAGACTGGTTTTTGTTTTTCTTGTCGTGAGCCTTACCCCAAGAAAGGCAGGATGCACTTAGCATTTGATTGGGCAAAAGATGCCTACCCAAAAACAAATAAGGGGGATAAACCTGTGCTATCTGTTGTGGAAGACGTTCTAGAACAGCCTGTAGAGGCAGGTATATGGAAACACGTTGGTTGTCGTAAGATCACCAGCAAGACTATGGAGTTCTATGGCGTAAAGACTTACGTTGATGGTGACTTGCCCATCAAACACACCTACGTCTATCCAGACGGGACCACAAAGACTAGGCATCTTCCTAAAGAGTTCTCTGCTGGTAAGGGGTTCAAGTCTGATAAGCTGTTTGGTATGGACAAGTTCCCTGCTGGATCAGCCAAGGCTATCACGATCACTGAGGGCGAACTGGATGCTATGTCAGCTTACCAGATGCTTGGGTCAAAATACCCTGTGGTGTCTCTTCCTAGTGCAAGCCCTTCCAAGAAGCTGCTAGAGAACTGCAAAGACTATCTAGGCTCCTTCGAGAAGATTTACCTTTCTCTGGATGCTGATGATAAGGCTGAGAAGTTTGCTATCACCCTTATGAACCTGTTCCCTAACAGGGTCTACAAGGTGCCACATGATATGTACAAGGACGCCAATGAGTTCTTGATGGCAGATGCAGGGGACAAGTACCGTAACTGCTGGTACAGTTCTGGTATCTTTACACCAGACAACATCTATGTGACCGCAGAAGACTTCCTTGAACTGTTGCATGACACACCTGACCACTCCTATATCCCTACAGGGATCATTGGGCTGGACGATAAAATCCTTGGACTTATGCAGGGACACTTCACTGTTATCAAGGCACCTACTGGCATTGGTAAATCAGAGTTCATGCGCTATCTGGAATACAACTTCATCAAGAACTATCCTGACGTGAAGTTTGCCACATGGCACTTGGAAGAGACTAAGCTACGTTCACTTCTTGGTGTGGTGTCATACTATCTCAAGGACAACCTTACCCGTAAGGATTTGATCCAAGAGAAAGGTCGGTTGCAAGATGTAGAAGAGGCTATCCGATACATCACGAACAACACAGGCTACATGCAGTTTCATCTGCGTGAAGAGGATGGTGCTGATGAACTGATCGAACAGATCAGGGTTC